GGGAGTACAAGTAGAAGAAGGCATAACCGTTACTGACTACATCCCAACAGGTGCAACAATCAGTGGAGCACCACGATTTGATCATGACCCCGTGACTGGTGAAAGTCTGGGGTTGTTGATTGAAGAGGAACGGACAAACTTCAATCCTAATAGTGCTGCTACTTATAATGGAGAGGCAAATGTAACAGCAAATTCCGCGTTGGCCCCAGACGGAACTTTTACGGCAGCAGCACTTCAACCTCCCGCGAGTAGCAATCCAGGTGGAACCCATGAATTGTATGCAGTGTTTCCAAACGTAGGAGCTGTAAATGTAGGCAATACTGTAACTGTATATGCCAGGAGGAACCCCGGATCCGCCATGAAGTATTTAATACTTCGACTGTTTACCAGTGGATGGTTTAACTATTACAATCTTGAGACGGGACAAGTTGTTGTTAACAACCCTGACATGCCGGGATCTATGACAAGCGTTGGAAATGGTTGGTGGAGATGCCAACTTACCAACAATACTTCTGCTGGGACTACATATTCCTTGCGTACTTTTGTTTCCACTGTGCCCTCTATTGCTCCTCAGACAAACGGCGACCCAGTTTATCTTTGGGGAGTGCAAAATGAAGCCGGTTCCTTCTCCACCAGCTACATACCCACATCCGGCAGCACCGTAACGCGCTCACCTGACATCGCATCGATTGAAGGGACGAACTTTATCTCTTGGTATAACCAAAGTGAGGGGACGGTGTTTAGTACCACCTCAAGCGTCACCAATCTAGAATCAAGCACTGCTAGAACTCCCTACACCATCTTTGAAGCCACCTCAAACAGACACGGTTTTTCTTACAGGGGTAATTTGGATGATTTTGTGCAGCAAACGCATGTAGGGGGTATACGCCAGTTCACACCCGTAGATTCTGGTGACCCTACGTATACAAACGATAAAGTTGCTTACAGTTATTCAAATACTGGCGGTTCGACTGTGCATAACTCCCAAGAGTGGAGTAGTAGCACCTCTGATTTGTCCGTAATTAATCCAACAGTCCTCCAAATCGGTAGCTACAATTCATCCCTAATACTAAACGGCCACATCACCCGCCTTGCATACTTCCCAACTCGTCTACCCGACGATAAACTTAAATCTATCACATCAAAACCAAATCCATATAGGCAGTCGATAGTTTATAATATTACAAATTCCGGTGGTACATTTATTTTGAGATCTTCCGGAACAGTAAATTATAATGTTAGTTGGAATGATGATGAAAGTTATGAAGAAAGCACATCTAATACGTTATCTCATAATTATTCTGCCGGAAACCATGTTGTTCGTGTGTATAGTAATGATGTTTATAGGCCGTACTTTAATTACGTAACTGCTGATTCAAATCAGATTACTTCTGTTGCTATTGGTAGTGGAGCTGATTTAGGAACTAGCTTGGTTAGCGCTTGGAATGGTGCAAGCAACATGACTTCATTTGTCTGTCCGTTTGATGTGACAAGTTCGGTTACAAGCTTTAATCGAACTTGGCCCAGCTGTTCCAGCCTAACAAGTTTTCCGTTAATAGATACTTCTAGTGGTATAGGATTTTTTGCCACTTGGTCCTTTTGCTCCAGCCTAACAAGCTTCCCATCATTAAATATGTCTAGTGGTACAATCTTTTATTACGCTTGGTGGGACTGCTCCAGCCTAACCACTTTCCCCGCCAATATGTTTGACACAACGGGAACACTTGCTGCTAATGCTTTTACTGACGCTTGGCTCAACTGTGCCCTCACCGCACAATCAATTGAGAACATCCTTGTCTCACTAGATACTAATGGTGCTACTGGTATCACACTTGGCATTGACGGTGGTACTAACGCTCCTAGGTATACAGGCACTTCAGGTACAAATCTAAACTGGTCAGCGGCTGCTGAGACGGCTTTCAACAACCTAGGCACAAAAGGATGGACCATTAACTACAAAACTTACGCTTAAACTACTATGGGACCATTTACTGAAACAAAATGGGTCGTCTGTCACGGACCTGGAGTTGTTCACTTTAGTGAGCTTACCGTTGGATCCTCAATGATGACGGGTCAACCTAACTGTGAACACTTCGATAACGAACAAGAAGCCAAATCCCGTGCTGAAGAGCTGGGTTATGTGTTTACTACCGACGAAGAATAGCAAATTTCTTTAAACTTAAATCTATTACAACATAAACATGGAAAACGAAGAACTAGAATTTGTACTAACACCCGGACCATTTTTTAAGTTTGCAGATGAAGCAGCATGGTTAACTGCTGCTCGTGCTGCAGGATTTATGATTGATGTTCCTGTATATGATGAGAATGGAGAATCCACTGATGCTACAGAAGAAAAATTAAACGCCTATACAAAAAATCATGCCATTGATGTTGTAGGAACAATCACCGAAGGTGGTGAATGGGATGATGAAGGTAATGAACTTGTAGCACCAACAGTATTACCAGGATGGCATGTTAATTATCTTGGAGACCTTCCAGAAGGTTGGGAATCTTATGAAGTTAAACCATCAAGTCCACATAGAGTGTTTGCATAACTAAATAATTACTAAAAAGTATAGATAAAATGAAACTTATAACAGAAGAAATTTCAAACGTAAAGATTATTAAGGAAGGTAAGAAAGGACAACCTCAAAAACTATACATTGAGGGAGTTTTCTTACAAGGAGACCTTAAAAATCGTAATGGAAGAATGTATCCTATGGATACTCTTTCAAGAGAAGTAAACCGTTATTGTGAAACTTTTGTTAATAAAGGTCGTGCTCTTGGAGAACTTGGTCATCCTGATGGACCTACCGTAAATCTTGATCGTGTTTCACATAAGATTACTTCACTCACTCAAGAGGGTAGTAATTTTAGAGGTAAAGCACAAATTCTCAATACTCCTATGGGTAAAATTGCATCTTCACTTTTAGATGAAGGTGTGATGCTTGGAGTTTCTTCTCGTGGTATTGGTTCATTAAAAGAAGATCGTGGTGGAGTGAAAGTTGTTGGTGAAGACTTTATGCTTGCAACAGCAGCAGACATTGTTGCTGATCCTTCGGCACCTGATGCTTTTGTCCAAGGAATTATGGAAGGTAAAGAGTGGATTTGGGATGGAGGCATTTTAAGAGAACGACTTGCAGAGAATGCTCGTAGGCAGATTAATCAGTTAACAACACAAAGACAATTAGAAGAAAATAAGATAGAACTTTTTGATAGGTTCTTAAATTCACTATAACAAATATAGTGTAACTTTACAAATTATAAATAAATATAGTTTTAAAAAACGGTAACATCGGAGAGTTCAAATGTCTAGTGGAGAAAATTTACACGAAATGGAAGTAGGCACAGCACAATCCAAGACTGCTGTCAATGCAAATGCAAAGGCAGGAGATCCAATGGATACTTCTATCGCTGGTTCTTATGAAGATCTTGGTGGCCCTACACCAGAGAATTATAAGTCTGATGATGATTCAGCAAAGTTGAAAGAACCTACACTCAAAACTGTAAATGACGTTGTGAATAAAGGTGCTGGTAAGGCAGATCCAATGCCTGCTGGTGTAAAAGAGGAAGAAGAAGTTGAAGGAGAAGTAGTATCTGAAGAGGAAGCAACTGAAGTTGTTGCCGAAGAAGAAGTAGAAGAATCTACAGAAGAAGCATATAGCGTCGAAGAAGATGTGAATGCAATTCTTGAAACTGATGAAGAACTCTCCGAAGAGTTTAAGGAAAAAGCAAAGGTCGTATTCGAAGCAGCACTGAACACTAAGGTTTCCGAAATTAAGGAATCACTTGAAGTTCAGTATGCAGAAGCACTCACTGAGGAAGTTGCTGAAATTAAAGCAGCACTTACTGAGCGTGTAGATTCTTATCTTGAATATGTTTCTGATGAGTGGATTTCCGAAAATCAACTCTCAGTTGAGAAAGGTCTGAAAGAAGAACTCTCTGAGTCCTTCATGTCAGGTCTTAAGAATCTTTTTGAAGAACATTATGTATCAATCCCTGAAGAAAAATATGATGTACTTAATAGCATGGTAGAAAAACTTGATGAAATGGAATCAAAACTCAACGAGCAGATCGAAAAGAACGTATCATTAAACAAGCGTCTCGCAGAGTCGGTTGCTGATGGAATCTTTGGAGAAATTGCTGAGGGTCTTGCCCTGAGCCAGAAAGAGAAGCTCGCTTCACTTGCCGAAAGTGTTGAGTTTGGAAGTGAAAACGAATATCGTGAAAAGTTAGTGGCATTGAAGGAATCTTATTTCCCTTCAAATACTGCCGCTCCCCAGACAAAAACTGAGACGCTGACAGAAGGTGCTGATGTTTCCACTGAGATTTCTAATCCCAGAGTTGCATCATACGCTGAGATGCTGACCAGAATGTCTAAGTCCTGAAATTAACATTTTAACAAACACACTAAAGAGGTAAAACCGCAATGTTCCATTCCGAACATCTGCAGGATAAGTGGGCACCCCTTCTGGAGCACGAAGGTCTCGATAAAATCGCAGATCCTCACAGAAGAGCCGTCACAGCTGTCCTGCTCGAAAACCAAGAAAAATTCTTACAAGAGCAAAATGCTTTTGCTCAATCAGGTTCACTCCTGACTGAGGCACCAACTAACGCTGCTGGCACTGGTGGTTTCACCGGTTCATCTGCTGCTGGTGGTCCAGTTGCAGGTTTCGACCCTGTACTGATCTCCCTGATCCGTCGTTCTATGCCTAACCTGGTCGCTTATGACCTTGCTGGCGTACAACCAATGAACGGTCCTACTGGACTCATCTTCGCGATGCGTTCACGCTACACCAATCAGTCTGGCACTGAAGCACTGTTCGACGAAGCAGATACTGGATTCTCTGGACAGAACGCTCAGGGAGATCTGGGTGTTGGCGCTCCTTATGCTGGTGCAACTGGCATTGGTAGTACAGATCAAGTAGGTTCTAATCCTGGTCTTCTAAACACTAGTGGCGACTACAGCGTCGGTACTGGTATGGATACTGGTGATGCTGAAACTCTTGGCGAAGTTGAAGGCACTTCAGCATTTGCTGAGATGGCATTCAGCATCGAAAAAGTCACCGTGACCGCTAAGTCACGCGCACTGAAAGCTGAGTATTCACTTGAGCTTGCTCAAGATCTGAAGGCAATTCACGGTCTGAATGCAGAAGCAGAACTCGCTAACATCTTGTCTAGCGAAATTCTTGCTGAAATCAACCGCGAAGTCATCAGAACCATCTATAAGACCGCCGAACAAGGTGCTGCAACTAATGTTGCTAACCAAGGCGTATTTGACCTTGACGTTGATTCTAACGGTCGCTGGAGCGTTGAGAAGTTCAAAGGTCTCCTGTTCCAAATCGAGCGTGATGCTAACGCAATCGCACAAAGAACTCGTAGAGGAAAGGGCAACATCATTCTGTGTTCTGCAGACGTTGCCTCTGCACTGACCATGGCTGGTGTTCTTGATTACACCCCTGCACTCAATGCAAACCTGAACGTTGATGATACCGGCAACACCTTTGCTGGTACTCTCATGGGTAAGTATCGCGTCTACATCGATCCTTATTCTGCAAACGGTGCTGCCGCTCAGTACTACGTTGCTGGTTATAAAGGTTCTTCACCTTATGACGCAGGTATGTTCTACTGCCCTTACGTTCCTCTCCAAATGGTTCGTGCCGTTGGTGAGAACAACTTCCAGCCCAAAATTGGATTTAAGACCCGCTACGGCATGGTCGCTAATCCATTCGCTGAAGGTAATGTTGATACCCAAGGTCTTGGCAGACTTACTTCAAATAGCAACCGCTATTACAGAAGGGTTCAAGTCAAAAACCTTATGTGATCCATTAGGTACACATATTTTTTCAGGGGGGTTCTTAGGAACCCTCTTTTTTTGTCTAAATAATCAGAAAGAAAGATGGCAGAGAGATACGGTCATAGTACTAAAAGACAAATAGAAAATAGAAATTTTTTATCATCTGTTAAGTTTAGATTTACTCTAAACAGAGCACCAAAAGTTGCATTTCTAACAAATTCTGTAAACATTCCAGGAATAGAGTTGGGTGTTGCTAAACAATCGACATACACTAACAACATTCCTATTCCTGGTGACATGATGGAATTTAATGATTTTAATATTAGATTTTTGGTAGATGAAGATTTAAAAAATTACATGGAAATTCAAAATTGGATGAGGGGATTAGGATTTCCAGAAAGTCTTCAACAAATTTATGAATTTCAAAGTTCAAATGAAGAATTCACACAACCAGATAAGACAGAAATGAATCTGTATTCTGATGGAACTTTGTTAATCAATACGAGTAATGATAATTTAAATTATCAAATTTCTTTCAGGAGAATGTTTCCTTATCGTTTATCTGAACTTAGTTTTGATGCAACAAATACTGATGAGGAGTACTTCAGTGCAGAAGTCAGTTTTAAATATATGATGTATAATATACTTGACGCAAAAGGCAATTACATACCCAAGAGATACGATTAATTTATGACACTTGATCTTGAAATGATACAAAGCATGTGGGAAAAAGATTCCAAAATTGACATTGATAATCTTCATACTGAATCTTTAAAAATTCCATCATTACATGCAAAATATTTTGATTTATATAATAACATAGTTCTTTTGAGAAAGAACTCAGAACAACAAAAAAGAAAAATAAGACACGAAAGGCATCAGTTTTATTCCGGAAAAGCAGATCCTGATGTCTATATTGATGAACCATTCCAAAAGAAAGTTCGTGATAAAAACGACATGGAGAGGTATTTGAATGCAGATAATAAACTTTCCAGAGTTTCTTTAAAAGTAGAATATTATGATGTAATGCTTAAATACCTTGAGGACATATTTAAACAAATACATAATAGAACTTACCAAATTAAAAATTCCATAGAGTTTATGAAATTTCAATCCGGTTTAGGTTAATGGAAGAACAATACTATATTTTAGAATTACCTATAAAAGCAATTCGATCAATTCATACAGGATTATCACAAGCAGTTCAGAAATGGTCTGGTGGTGATCCACAAGAGCAAGAAGATTTAATCGCGATGAGAGATAATTTCTATAGGTTAATATTAGAATATCAGTTTGACAATATGAACTAAATACACATAACGGGCGTAGTTATGTTATGTGTGATGTAAGAATACACAAAAAGAATGAGGTTTACATTAAGTTAGAATGTGAACCTCATATTTTATACGAACTACAAGAATACTTTACATTTGAAGTTCCAGGGGCAAAATTCATGCCTCAAATGAGAAGTAAATATTGGGATGGAATGATCCGTCTTCTTTCAGTCCATACTGGTGAAATTTATGTTGGATTATTAGATAAAGTTGTTTCAAAATTAAAACTTCATAATTACACTTATGAGTTTGTAAATAATAAATTTTATGGTCTTCCATTTGAACTGAATGAAGAAATTTCAATGGAAGGTGTGAAAGATTATATGCATTCTATTTGTTCTTTTCCCCCTCGTGATTATCAAATTGAGGGAGTATATGGTGCTCTAAGGTATAATAGAAAATTATTGATAAGTCCCACTGCAAGTGGCAAATCTTTGATGATTTATTCTGTTGTACGATACTATGTGGATAAAGGTAAAAAAATTCTTTTAGTTGTTCCGACGACATCTCTAGTAGAGCAGATGTACAAAGACTTTGAGGATTACGGTTGGGATGCTGAGTCATACTGTCATAAAATTTATAGTGGAAGAGAGAAAACAAATGAACACCAAGTGACTATTACAACTTGGCAATCAATTTACAAGTTAGAGAAAAAGTTTTTTAATAATTATGAAGTAGTGATTGGTGATGAAGCACATTTATTTAAAAGTAAGTCTCTAATCAGCATCATGTCGAAGTTACATTCATGTAAGTATAGATTTGGGTTCACAGGTACTTTAGACGGCACACAGACGCATAAGTGGGTCTTAGAGGGAGTGTTTGGTCCATCATACAAAGTGACAAGAACAAAAGAGTTGATGGATAAGGGTCACATTTCTAAATTAGACATTCGATGTCTTACTTTGAAACACAAACCTCAGAAGTTTGAAACTTTTGAAGATGAAGTACAATTTATTATAGGACATGAAAAACGAAATAAATTTATTCGTAATCTTGTGTTGGATTTAAATGGAAACACTCTTGTACTATTTGCAAGAATTGAAGGGCATGGTGTACCTCTATTTGAACTCATAAATAATTCAGCACAGGAAAATAGAAAAGTTTTCTTTGTTCATGGTGGTGTAAATACTGTTGAGAGAGAAGAAATAAGGGAAATTACTGAAAAAGAAAATAATGCCATTATTATTGCTTCTTATGGAGTTTTCTCAACAGGAATTAATATTAAAAATCTCCATAACGTAGTTTTTGCTTCCCCAAGTAAATCACGTATTCGTAATCTACAATCAATCGGTAGAGTACTGAGAAAAGGAAAAAACAAAACCAAAGCAGTTCTTTATGATATTGCTGATGATTGTACTTACAATTCAAGAAAAAATTATACCCTAAATCACTTTATAGAAAGAATTAAAATCTACAATGAAGAAAACTTTAACTATGAGATAATCCCTATTAACATAAAAGCATGAAGAAAATAAAGAACTTATTAAATAGATTATTAAGTAAGATATTTAATAAAAAAGAAGAAAAGAACAAAACAGTTGTAGAAACAATTCTCTTTAGTGGAAAAGCATTAGAAGAAGATTTTTATTCAACAGTTAAACTTAAAACAGGAGAAGAAATCTTTGCCAAAGTAATGGCATCGAAAGATGAAAATAAAACTATGCTCCTTTTGAATTCTCCTATTACTGTTACTGAGTTAAAAAATAGAAGAGGATTGAATGGTTACAAAATAGAACCTTGGCTAAAGACTACAAAAAATACTTTATTGATTATTGATACTAATGATGTTTTAGCATTATCTGAAAATAATGACATAGAAATGATTTCCATGTATGAACAATTTAATCAGTTCGGTAATAACGAACCAGTAAAGAAGACAGCATCAAGAAAGATGGGATATCTCTCTAATGTAAATGATGCTAAGGAGTCTTTAGAGAATCTCTTTAATAATAGCTAAGTAATCTCATCCAAACCTGACAAACAGATTATACACTTAAACCAAAGGTAATGTCAACTCTTTAATAATAGCTAAGTAATCTCATCCAAACCTGACAAACAGATTATACACTTAAACCAAAGGTAATGTCAACTCTTGTTTATTCTGAGTAAAAATGCTATAATTTATAGATAATTAGATTAGTAAACTATATGATTACTGTTGGAACAATGCCTAAAAGAAAAAAGTCTGAGCACTATGTAAATAATAAAGAATTTCTTGCTTCTTTGATTGAATACAGAAATCTTGTGATGACAGAAGCAGTCAAGGAAAATCCAGAGATTGCAATTGAGCAATTAAAAAAGTGGAAAAGTCCCAATAAACCTCAAGTTCCACGGTACATTGGAGATTGTTTTATTAAGATGGCAACCCATCTATCATATAAAACTAATTTTATCAACTACATTTTTATTGATGAGATGGTTTCTGATGGAATTGAAAATTGTATCCAATGCGTATTGAATTTTAATCCAGATAAATCATCCAATCCTTTTGCATACTTTACACAAGTTATTACTTATGCTTTTTTGAGAAGAATTGCAAAAGAGAAAAGACAATTAGAAATTAAAAATAAGATTATAGAAAAGACTGGTTTCAGTGAAGTATTTTGTGATGACAACACTATTGACGGATCAAACTATTCGGACTATAATAGTATTAAAGAAAATGTTCAAATCAAACTTCGTTATTGAATGCAAGTAGCAATAATTACTGATAGTCACTGGGGTTTTAAAAAAGGTTCTAAGGTATTTGAAGAATACTTTGAGAACTTTTATAGAACTGTCTTTTTCCCGACGCTGGAACAGTACGGGATAGATACAGTCATCCACATGGGTGATGCGTTTGATGCTCGCAAAACAATCGATTACGCAAGTTTAGAATGGACAAAAAGAGTTGTCTTTGATCCCTTGTCTAAGTACAAGGTTCATCTTATGATTGGTAATCATGATACTTACTATAAGAACACCAGTCAAGTCAATTCTCCAGAACTTCTTCTTAAATCTTATCCTAATATTAAGACTTATTCCTCACCAACAGAGGTTACGATTGGTGGATTAGATATCCTATTCTTGCCTTGGATTAATGAAAACAATGAGACGCAATCTTTCAAACTTATTAAAAATACAACTTGCGAAATCGCGATGGGGCACCTTGAGCTCAACGGATTTAGAGTTAATAAACAAATCGTCATGGATCATGGTCATGAGAGCAAGTTATATTCAAAGTTCACCAAAGTCTTCTCTGGTCACTACCACACTAGATCGGATGATAGAAGAATATTCTACTTGGGAAATCCATACGAAATGTTCTGGTCAGATGTTGGTGATAGGAGAGGATTCACCATCTTTGATACAGAAACTCTGGAACATTTTCCGGTAGATAATCCATACAGTATCTTTAAACTAGTTGATTATGTTGAAGATGGTATGGATAAAGAAGAAAACTTTGAAAATAAGATTGTAAAGGTTATTGTTCGAGAAAAGAAAAATCAAAGTAAGTTTGAAAAATACATAGAACACCTTTACTTACAAAATCCTGCTGAAGTAAAAATTGTAGAAAACTTTCAAGTGGTCAAAGGAGAAGAGATATCAGAAGATGTTCAGTCTGAGAATACTCTTTCTATCTTGAATAGATATATTACCGAATCCGAAAACGAATTAGATAAATCAATTCTAAAAAACATGATTCAGGAAGTTTATCGGGAGTCTTGCGAAGTTTTTTAAATGTTTATAATAACTATTGATGGAAGAGAAGATGAAGGTGCATATTCAGTAAGAAATGAATTTGAAGAACAAGTTCTTTACATCTTTGAAGAAGAAGATGATGCAACTCGTTTTGCTATGATGTTAGAAAATTCTGGTAGTCCAGAAATGAATGTAGTTGAAGTTGATAAAGAACTGATACTGCAATTATGTGAACTGCATGGGCACAGTTACATAATTTTTGACTCTAATGATATTGTGATACCTCCAATCGAAAATGATACTGTTTAAAAAAATTAAGTTTAAAAACTTTCTTTCTACTGGAAATCAGTTTAGTGAGATTGATTTTGATAAATCAAATACTACATTGATTGTTGGTGCGAATGGAGCAGGAAAGAGTACTGTTCTTGATGCACTGACGTTTTCTTTATTTGGAAAATCTTTTCGTGGAATTAATAAACCTCAATTAATTAACTCTACAAACGAAAAAGATTGTTTAGTTGAAATTGAGTTTTCAATTGGAACTATTGATTGGAAAGTTTGTAGAGGAATTAAACCATCAGTATTTGAAATTCATAAAAATGGAGAAGTATTAAATCAAGAAGCATCTTCAATTGATCAACAAAAATGGCTTGAACAAAATGTTCTTAAGATGAACTATAGGTCATTTACTCAAGTGGTTATTCTTGGTAGTAGTAACTTTGTTCCATTTATGCAACTTACTGCTGCAAGTCGAAGAGAAGTTATTGAAGATTTACTTGACATTAAAATCTTTTCTTCAATGACATCCATTGTGAAAGATAAGATTCGTTTTTTGAAAGAACAAGTTAGAAGTATTGACCTCAAGAAAGAATCTTTTTCGGATAAGATTGAAATGCAAGAAACTTTTATTGATGGCATTGAAAAAAGGGGAAATCGATCAATAAAAGATAAGGAAGATAAGATCACTGAACTTTGTGATGAAGAAACTGATCTTGGAGAAGAAGTAGAAAATCTTGGTTCTGAAATTGAAGACTTGAATAAAAAACTAGAATCTTACAAAGGAGCAAAAGATAAACTTCGTAAGTTAGGAAACCTTAAAGGAAAGATGACGCAGAAGGTAACAACGATTACTGAGGAGCATAGTTTCTTTAAGGAAAATACGGTATGCCCCACATGCACTCAAGATCTGGAAGAACAGTTTAGGTTAAATAAAATTAGTGAATCCAAATTAAAGGCAAAAGAACTGCAAAATGCTTATAAAGAACTTGAGCAGGCAATTCACAATGAAGAAGTCAGAGAAGATCATTTCCTTCAGATTTCCAAAGATGTTTCTAACTTAACGAATGGTATTTCTAAAAACAATTCTCGGATTACATCAATACATCGACAGATCAGAGATTTACAAAATGAAATTCAAAGAACTGCCGAAGACCTTGCAAATCGAAGTATTGAACATGAAAAGTTAGAAAATTTTAGAAAAAGTCTTCAATCATTAACTGAAGACTTCTACAAACAAAAAGAGAACATTACTTACTATGATTACATTTATAGTCTTCTAAAAGACGGAGGTGTAAAAACAAAGATCATCAAAAAGTATCTTCCTCTGATTAATCAGCAGGTTAATAAGTATCTTCAGATGATGGATTTTTATATTAATTTTACTCTTGATGAAGAGTTTAACGAAACAATCCAATCGCCAATTCACGAAGATTTTTCTTATAGTTCATTTAGTGAAGGTGAAAAACAAAGAATAGATTTAGCTCTTCTTTTCACTTGGAGGGAAGTTGCCAAGTTCAAAAACTCAACCAGCACTAATCTTTTAATTCTTGATGAGGTATTTGATAGTTCTTTGGATGGTTATGGTACTGATGAGTTTCTTAAGATCATTCGTTATGTAGTTAAAGATGCTAACATATTCGTCATTTCTCATAAGTCAGACTTACATGACAAATTCCAAAGTGTCATAAGGTTTGAGAAAGTCAAAGGTTTTTCACGTATGGTGTCCTGATACACCAAAGAACAATGCAAGTCCCAAATAGATACCATCACTCCAAGAAGGAGCAGAAACGAAAACTGAAACCTCAGGCAATGCGTTCCCGAAAGGAAGCACTGAGACACTTCAAGAACTGCCACATGACCTCCCCCAAAAAGGGAGGTTCTTTTTTATAGTAGTTCCATACGAAACAAAAAAACCATGACGGTCAATCTGGAAATCAAAGGTCAACTCGCTAAGTTGCTGGCGACTGAAGACCTGATTATTGAGAATAAGAAAGTTGATACTGCTTCATTCAATGTAGACACTCGTGTCCTAACTCTTCCGATGTGGGAGAAAGCAAGTAATGAAGTTTATGACATGCTTGTTTCTCATGAAGTAGGTCATGCTATCTTCACTCCCAATGAAGACTGGACTGTAAAAGTTCCTCAGCAGTTCATCAATGTTGTAGAGGATGCTCGCATTGAGAAACTGATGAAGCGTAAGTATGCTGGTCTTCCTAAGACTTTCTATCGTGGATATAAAGAACTTCAGGACGAAGACTTCTTCTGTATTGGTGATGAAGACATTCCTTCAATGAATCTTGCTGACCGTGCAAACTTGTGGTTTAAAGTTGGTTCTTTTACTGACATTCACATTGAGCGTGGTGAGGAAATGGAAATTATCAATCTGATTGCTAATGCAGAAACTTTTGATGATACTCAACATGCCGCAGAAATTCTTTATAAGTATTGTAAGGAGCAACAAGAAGAACAGAAGCAAGAGAAAGTTTCTAATGTAGAAACTCCTCAGCAAGAACAAGGTGGTGGGAAAGAGGATTCTGAACAGGAAGAGCAACAACAGCATTCTGAATTAGAAGCACCTCAAAGTAATAGTGGAGGATCTATTCCAGATGTTAAAGCAGATGAAACTGAAGAAGATGGTGAGGAAAAAAATGATGATCTTAAAGTTAAAACTGATAGTTCTTTGAGTGAAAAACTTAAAGATTTGATTAGTAATTCAGTCAGTAATGTATATGTCGAATCTCCTGATTTGAATCTTGATACTGTTGTGAATAGTAATAAAGAAGTTCATGATGTAATTAATGATCATTTTAGTTTTTTAGTTAATAATTCTTCTTCAGGTATTTTCGAGGGCGCAGATCATCAATATTTAAAGTATAAAAAGTCTGCAAATAGTGAGGTAAATTATCTGGTAAAAGAATTTCATTGTAAAAAATCTGCCGATAGTTACTCTCGTGCTACTACTAGTAAGACTGGAGTTTTGGATTGCTCTAAACTACACACTTACAAATATAATGAAGACTTGTTTAAAAAAGTAACAATTATTCCTGAAGGTAAGAATCACGGACTGGTGTTCGTTTTGGACTGGTCTGGTTCGATGAGTAATGTTCTGATGGATACTTTGAAGCAACTTTACAATCTTATCTGGTTCTGCAGAAAAGTTGATATTCCATTCAAAGTATATGCATTTACTTGTGAATTTAATATTATAACTTACGACGAGAAACATAATCCTCAATCATTGAAATCTCATTATGAACCTAAAGATGGTCTCCTTAATGTGCATAATCGATTTTCTTTGATGGAGTTTTTTACTTCTGATGTTTCTAGTAGAGAGATTGAAGAGCAAATGAAGAACATTTGGCGTTGTGCTTATTCAATATCTAAATGGGTTGCATATACTATTCCTGGTCGATTGAGTCTTTCTGGAACTCCTTTGAATGAAAGTATTCTTGTACTTCATAAGATTATTCCGCAGTTCAAGAATCAACATAAACTTCAAAAAGTCAATTGTATTATTTTGACTGATGGTGAATCTAATCACCTTGCTTATCATGTTCAAATTACTCCTCCAAATAATTCCGAACCTTACATTGGAGTTAATAGGTTGAGTTTGAATTCATATCTTCGTAATCGTAAGACTAGAAAAACTTATAAAATTCCAGCGGATTATAAAATTCCAGCGGAGTCGTGGGGTTTTACTGATGTTTTGATTGAAGATTTGAAGGACGAAATTCCTGAGGTGAACTTTATTGGTATTCGTATTCTTGATGGGAATAGTGGTTCTTTCATTCGCCGTCATTGTGGTAATTATGGTGATATACATGACAAGGCAATAAAGCAATGGAATAAGGAAAGGTGTGTTTCTATTTCCTCCAGTGCCTATCAAAAATACTTTGGTATTTCTGGTTCTGCACTTTCGTATGAAACTGATTTTTATGTGAGAGATGATGCAACAAAAACTCAAGTCAAGAAAGCTTTTATTAAAAGTTTGAAGTCTAAGAAACTAAATAAGAAGATACTGGGTGAGTTCGTGGAGTTGATTGCCTAATGTCTGAGATTTCGGACAAGTATGAAACTTGTCCTTATTGCGGAAAAAGAGAAAAACCTTGTTCTGAAATAACAAGTTTGGCACGGGCGTATGCCCGTGCTTTTTGTCGTAAGAAAAATAATGGTGTTACAGTTGAGGATCTGTCCACTATGGTGTCTGAAGACCTAAATCCTGATCTATAATAACTTCAGTTCAAACAAAGAAAGCAATGTCATTGTCTGCTCAATACATCCGCACTTCTCTTCAGGCATTATACGGAGAATCTGTGAGTTCTGGTGACATTCGTGCATGGTGTGCTATGTGTGGTCACAGTTATCAAGCAGTTACTAACAGGATTTCTGATTGTAAAGTTGGTCGTGGTAAGTGGAATCTTGAAGTAACAAAAGAAACAGTTGAAGAATTGGAAGTGTCTTACAATGCTCCTGTAGCACTTCCATCTGTACAACAAAATCTTATTCCTGAAAAAGATGGTACTTTCGTCAAGTTTGGTAACTTTGGTGATATTAAAAAAATTATTCAGTCCGGTCTTTTTTATCCAACGTTCATTACTGGCCTTTCGGGTAATGGTAAAACGTTATCTGTAGAGCAAGCGTGTGCTCAACTTGGTCGTGAAATGATTCGTGTAAACATTACTATTGAGACTGATGAAGACGATCTTATTGGTGGTTTCCGTCTTGTCGATGGGGCAACTGTTTGGCATAACGGACCTGTCACTGAAGCACTCCAGAGAGGAGCAATCCT